AAACGGGAGTATGCCTATAACCACTATCGCGCATTAGTAGACGTGGTGGATACTCTGAAACAGCGAGTTCAAGTGCGTGACAGCATTATTGAACAGCAGAACGGCGACAACAGCCAAGAGGAGACTGCTCCATGAATGACAACGAGCAAAATGTAAACTCTGAGCCGCAAGCATTAGATATTGATGATGCGGCAGAAGCAATCTTAGGACGATGGGATGACGGGGAAACCTTATCTGAAGTCGATGAAGATGCAACATCCGAAGACCTAGAAGAGACAGAGGTAACTGAAGATGAACTAGACGATGAAGAGGACGATGAAGGCGAAGATAACCTTGATGACCCCGAAACAGATGAACTAGACGACGATGACGAAACTGATGAAGATGAAGACGACGAAGAGGATGACGACGAACCTCTAGCCGCTTCAGACGATCAAGTTGTAGACATCTCAGTCAATGGTGAGTCTAAGAAGGTATCTGTAAAGGATTTGAAACGGCTCTATGGTCAAGAAGCATCTCTAACCAAAAAGTCTCAAGATTTGGCTAACCAGCGCAAACAGTCAGAAGAACAACTGGCACAAACGCATATGTCATATCAAAAGTTAATGGAACGCGCAGAAGCTAGGTATAAACCTTATGCTGACATAGACATGTTAGTAGCGTCACGCGAGATGGATGCAGAAACATTCTCTCAACTACGCCAAGATGCGAAGCAAGCAGAAGACGACCTAAAATTCCTACAGGAAGAAAGTGGTCAGCTTGTATCCCAAGCACAGCAAAACCATCAGCAAGCAACTAAAGAGGCCGCCGCAGATTGCGTAAAGGTTCTACAGGAGCAACTGCCTGACTGGGGTAACGAACTGTATACTAATATACGTGAGTACGCTGTTGCATCAGGATTACCCAAAGACCAAGTAGATCAGTACACTGACCCACAAGTCATCATGCTGATAAACAAAGCACGACTCTATGATCAATCAAAACAGTCCGCCAAAAGCAAAAAAGCCAAGGCCAAACTTACGAAATCAAAAAGCGGTAAGACTAAGGTTTTAAGTTCCAAGAAAGCACCACCATCTAAAAAGTCTATCCAGAAAGCTAATCAACAGAAGCAAATGGATATGCTAAGTGGTGCTAAAGACCTTGATGATATTGCAGAGGCATTAATGAGCCGCTGGGAAGAGTAAATCTTCTTAAACTTAATCCTAAAATTGTAATAAGGAAATTACATTATGGCAACATATACAACATATACCCAAGTGGGTCAGAAAGAAGATGTTTCAGACATCATCGCTAACATTAGTCCGTTTAGCACTCCATGTTTAGCAATGTTCAAAGACGAAAAAGTATCAGCTAGAACTTTCTCATTCCTTGAGGATTCATTAGCAGATTCAGCAGTCAATGCGGCAGTCGAGGGAGCAGACGCAAGTATGCTAACTTTGACAGATGCAACTGAGAGAACACAGAATACTCAGATACTTTCTAAAGCCTTCCAAGTAAGTGCAACAGCAGATGCCGTTGCTACTTATGGTCGTGCAAAGGAAACTGCTTATCAGTTAGCTAAGAAACTTAAAGAAATTAAGAAAGACTATGAACGTGCAATGGTTGGCGTAGAGCAAGCCGCAGTTGCTGGTAATGCTACAACAGCACGTAAGATGACTTCTATCATTAACCAAATGTCTACAGCTGTAGATGCAGGGTCAAATGCAACAGATGCTCTTACAGAAGCAAAACTATTGTTAGCTGGTCAAACAGCATACGACAATGGTTCTGATGTTGACACATTCATGATAAAGCCAGCAGATGCACAAATCGTAGCTGGTTTCTCAGCGGCATCAGGTCGTAATCGTGAAATCTCACAAGGCAAAACATTGGTCAATGCGATTGATTTATATGTAAGCCCCTACGGCGAATATCGTGTAGTATTGAACCGCGAGTTAAAGACAACTCACGCACTACTAATAGACCCAACAATGTTTAAAACATGTACGTTGCGTCCATTTACAAGAACACTTCTAGCGAAGAATGGCGACTCAGATCGACATCACATCGTGGGTGAGGTTTCTTGTAAGCACACTAACTTTGCTGACTCTGTGAAGATCACAGGCTTATCATAAGTTTCTAATAGACCACTAATAGGTCTTTACTAGGCCACCCACAGACACACAGGTTTTGCTCTCCTTACTGTTGTCCGTGGGTGGCCTTTTTACGTTTTAAGGGTAGCAAAATGACTAACAAAACACAGCCAACATTATTACAAAATGAAACTGACTTTATGCAAGAGCATGGTCAATTACTACAAAAGCATACACAGCACATCTCACAGTCATTCTTAGATGATCTGAAAGACGCTCGAAACAATAGTTCGAAGCCTACAGGCGAGATGATGCGAGTAGCCTCCATACCAACAGCTGTTGTCGAGAAGTGGATGCGAGAAGGATTCAATATCTGGGAAGCCAAGGGATCAGAGATTGTCCGTAAACTAAAGAATGAGGACTTAGATATGTTCCTAACCACTAACAAGAGGGTCTAACAAATGAGTCTATATGAAAACATCCACAAGAAACGTAAATCAGGCAAGCCAATGAGAAAGAAGGGCGCAAAGGGCGCACCTACTGACAAGGCTTTCAAGAAAGCGGCAAAGACAGCCAAGAAAAGAAAGTAATAACCAATGAACAAAGGTGAAATCCGAGCACACTTTATTGCTCTTCTAAATCGTAGTGACTGTTCGAATGCTTTGGCTGACACCTTCATTGATCAGGCTATCACAAGAATACAAAGACAGCTACGTGTCCCAGCAATGGAAAAACAGAACCAGTACAACCTGACTAACGCATCTGGTACATCACAGGTTATAATACCAGATGACACACTAGAAGTCATAGAGTTGTACCATGACGGAAGTACGCTCACACGTATCCCTCTCCATGAAATGATTGAGTACCAAAAGACAGGAGAACTTGGGACTCCAAGGTTCTTCTGTAGAGAGCAGGGTAACATCAAGATATACCCTCTGCCTACCGCTGGAACACTGTATTTAAACTACTATGCAGAACAAGAGGTACTAGCAGACGACAGTGACACTAATATGCTTACGACAATAGCATCTGACTTACTGACGTACACGGCACTGTCATATGCCGCTGACTATTTCTTAGATGAACGTGGTGCAGTCTTTGATCAAAAGTCTGGGTCTTTCTTAGCTGAGATACAGGAACACGCAAACAGTTCAGAGCAGTCTGGTATCAACCAAGTTGTTCGACCTACTCATTATTACGAGGATTAATACACATGTCATCAAAATCTAGTTTCTACAACTCAACTGGTGTAACTAACACACAATCGAATGCTATAGAAGCAAGCGTTGATAACGCAGAGGCTAGTGCTACAGCATCAGAAAATTCAGCTAACAGTGCATCTGCATCTGCGTCCACAGCTACAACCAAAGCATCTGAAGCATCTACTAGTGCGTCTACAGCTACAACTAAAGCCTCTGAAGCATCTACTAGCGCATCTACTGCTACAACAAAAGCCTCTGAAGCCTCAACTTCAGCCGCTACAGCAACAACAAAGGCTACTGAAAGTGCCAATAGTGCTACTGCCAGTGCTAACAGTGCAACATCGGCATCTACATCGGCATCAACAGCAACAACTAAAGCATCTGAAGCATCCTCAAGTGCCTCTACAGCATTGTCACATAAGAATGATGCACAGACAGCAAAGACTGCCTCTGAGACAGCGGAAACAAATGCCGAGACAGCTGAGACTAATGCGGCTTCAAGTGCAACAGCGGCATCTACATCAGCGTCAAGTGCTTCAACTTCAGCTACTACAGCTACAACAAAAGCTGGTGAAGCGGCTACTTCAGCATCAACTGCTACAACAAAAGCAAACGAGGCGGCGACTTCAGCTTCTAATGCAAACACAGCCGCATCAACTGCTACAACTAAAGCATCTGAAGCGTCTACTTCTGCAACCAATGCGGCTAGTTCTGCAACAGCGGCATCAGCTTCTAAAGACGCGGCATTAGCGGCATTGGATAGCTTTGACGACAGATACTTAGGTGTAAAGTCTAGCAATCCAACAGTAGACAATGACGGAAACGCATTGGTTGCTGGTAGTCTCTATTTCAACAGCACTGATGACACTATGAAAGTGTACGAAGGTTCTGCTTGGGTAGCGGCTTATGCTTCATTGAGTGGTGCTGTGTTGCAAGCAAATAACCTTTCAGACTTAACAAGTGCGTCTGACGCAAGAGCAAACCTTGGGTTAGGTACAGCGGCAACTACAGCGGCGACTGCATATGCTACAGCTTCTCAAGGTACATTAGCAACCAATGCTTTACCTAGAGCTGGCGGCACAATGACAGGCGACTTGTCATTCGGCGACAACGACAAAGCCATATTCGGTGCTGGGTCTGACCTACAGATTTACCATGATGAGGTGAATAGTATTATAAAAGATGCTGGTACTGGTAATATTGAAATATTAGGTAATAACTTACGCTTAAAAAATGCAGATGCAAGTAACTCCTATCTTAATGGAGACAATGGGGGTGGGGTAACTCTTTATCATGCAGGTACTCAAAAATTTACCACAACATCAACAGGTATTGACGTAACAGGCACAGCCGTAACAGACGGGCTTACTGTTGCTGGTAATGTTTCAATAGACGGCGGCACAATCAAGCTAGACGGGAATTATCCTGTTGGTACAGGCAACGTGGCGTTGGGTGATACTGCGTTGGATAGTGTGGAAGCTAGTGGTAATTACAACGTAGCTATAGGAGCAAATGCAGGTACTGCGATTACTACTGGTGATGAAAATACATTTGTAGGTTATCAAGCAGGAGATGCCTTAAATACTGCAAGTGCTAACGTAGCATTAGGTACTTATGCTCTTGGCCTTGATACAAAAGGTAGTAATTCAGTTGCAGTTGGTAGAGCCGCATTAGCAAACCAAAACTTTACATCAGCTACCGATTCTTACAATACAGCAGTTGGAGCAAGAGCAGGGGTTGAAGTAACCACAGGCACAAACAACACCCTAATAGGTGGGCTTTCTGGTGATGCAATTACGACAGGTGGGTCAAACACTTCCGTTGGTGCATATGCTATGACTACTTTAACAACAGGAAGTCACAACGTAGCAGTAGGTACTAGCGCATTAGATGTTACGTCTACAGGCTCAAACAACGTAGCCGTTGGACGTGACGCACTAGGTGCAAACACCACCGCAAGCAACAACACGGCAGTTGGTTATCAGGCTGCTTACAGTAATACTACCGGTCAGTATAACACAGCTATAGGCGACAGACCGCTTCGCACTAATACTACAGGCAATTACAATAGTGCCTTGGGTCATGCCTCATTGTATTACAACACTACTGGCTCTTCCAATGTGGCTTTTGGTTATGAGTCTTTAAACCAGAACACCACCGCAAACAACAACGTAGCAGTTGGGTTTCAGGCTCTTTATGCTAATACTACAGGTACTGAAAATCACGCTTTTGGTTCTTACGCATTAGACGCTAATACAACAGGAAATAGCAACAGCGCATACGGTTTAAACTCACTTGGGGCAAACACAACGGCTAGTAACAACAGCGCATATGGTGTTGATTCATTAAGATTTAATACAGGTGCAAATAACACAGCGGTTGGTAAATCTGCACTACAGTCCAACACCACCGCATCTAGCAACACGGCTGTTGGGTATCAATCTAGTTATTCTAACACTACTGGTTCTCGCAATGTAGCAATAGGAGAAGTAGCACTACAGTCTAATACAACGGCATCACGAAATGTTGCTATTGGTAGAAGTGCATTGCAAAATCTTAACACTACTGGGGAGACTTACAACACTGCTATTGGATACAATGCTTTAGCCTCTGATACAAAAGGCAGTTTAAGTACTGCAATAGGTACTGGTAGTTTACAGTCTCAAAACTTTACCTCAAATACAACTACTTACAACACAGCCGTTGGGGGTTACGCAGGTGGAAATGTTACCACAGGCGCAAACAATACTTTTATAGGAGGCCTTGCTGGAAATAATACAACCACCGCAAGTAACAACACGGCAGTGGGGTATCAAACTTTACTTGATAATACTACAGGCGCACAAAATACTTCAGTAGGTTTTAGATCACTGTACAACAATACAACTGCATCAAACAATACAGCTTTAGGTCAAGATGCTTTATACACTAATACAACTGGTGCAAATAACGTGGCATTGGGTCACTCAACATTAGTCTCAAACACCACCGCATCTAACAACACTGCCGTTGGCTATCAGGCTGGTTATAGTAATACTACTGGCAACGTAACATCTTTGGGTTACAAGGCTCTTTATAGTAACTCTAATGGCTCTGCAAATGTTGCTTTAGGTGTTGAAACTTTAGGTGGTAATACTACTGGTAATAACAATAGTGCTATCGGTAATTACGCTTTATATGCAAACACTACTGGTGGAAATAATGTTGGTTTAGGTACTTTAGCCTTACGCTTTAACACCACCGCATCCAACAATACTGCGGTTGGGTATCAGGCTGGGTATAGTATAACAACCGCTTCTTATAATGTGGCAGTAGGGTATCAAGCACTATATTCAAACACTAGCAGTTCTGGGGAAAATGTAGCTATAGGTCATAATTCTTTACACAGTACAACTACTGGTTATGAGAATATTGGTGTTGGTCGTGGTGCTGGTAATAGTACTACTACAGGAGTTAGAAATACTTTTATTGGTGATGGTGCTGGTAATTACTGCACAACAGCTTCTAATAACACCATCATTGGACGATACACAGGCAACCAAGGCGGCGTAGACATCCGCACCTCAAGCAACAACATCGTGCTGTCTGATGGGGATGGTAATCCTGCAATGCATATGGCATCGTTTAATACGGCAAATGATGCAACTCCTGCTAAAATAACGTGGGGCAATTATCAGTCTAATGGTTCTGGTAGAGGCGTTCAGTTTTACTTAGATAGCGCACAGTCTATTTGGTACAACTCAACAACAGGAACCTCTTTCCGCTACCATGCACAATTTAGAAACCCAAATGGATTAGTCGGGCATATTACAACGACAGGTTCATCAACTGCATATTCTACATCCTCTGACTACCGCCTTAAAGAAAACGTAGACTACACATGGGATGCAACAACTAGACTAAAGCAACTCAAGCCAGCAAGGTTTAACTTTATAGCTGATGCTGACACTACAGTCGATGGTTTCTTAGCACATGAAGCACAAACAGTTGTACCAGAGTGTGTGACTGGAGCTAAAGATGCAGTCGATGCAGATGGCAATGCAGTAATGCAAGGTATAGATCAGTCTAAACTTGTACCACTATTAGTAAAAACAATCCAAGAGCTAGAGGCTCGCATAACAGCTTTAGAAGGAGCATAAACAATGGATGAATTAACAGTAGAACAAATCGCACAGAACTACTCAGCAATGGGTGACTCAGTTTCACTTATCAATGACGTGATAGCAGGGAATGCTATGGCAGATGATGATGCAGCAGATCGACAAGACT